ACCTCAGACTCCCCCTGGTCGGACTTGGTCGTCTTCGAAAAGGTGACAGACGCTCTTTCGGGCTTTGAGCCTGACCACGCTACTTTGGAAGGATCGTCCCCTGCCCAGATTAGCCTGGCCGCGTGTGTGATGAAATCCCTCCGTCCGAAGATGGAGTACAACAACAACGTAATCAGCTACATCCGCGGTATCATGCGGGACAACGGAATCGTATGCTATCCAGAGTGTCTTTCCTTCGCTCAAGAGGAGTATCTTACAGGCGATCTAAAAGAGCTGTGCAAGTCCGTTCAGGAGAGATCAGGCGGTCGCCCTAACGTAGAAGGGATTACGTATAACCTGGAGTCCGAGGATCCCATTGAAGTTCAGCTGGCTAAGCTGTCTTTGGTCCAGGAGTACGTGAACGGCGTCATCGGTACAGAGAAGAAAAATAATGGCTGAACCTATTTCTCATCTGGATAGAATCGGCAAGTTACTCCATCATCCTGGGTTCCAGCTGCCTTTGTATGGTACCTTGGCTGCAGGAGACGTAGAGAGCGGCTTGGAAGAGTGGAAGAAAGGCAAGTCCGGCCTTTCTCATTTTGCCGGCGCCGGCGCCCTGGGGCTTATGGCCGCGCCCTATGTGATCGACCTGATCAAGATGATGAAGAAGGGTGAACAGTCTACCCAGAACGTGGATGTGATCACCGAGTTGAAGTCGGTACTGTAAGGGTAATCATCGATGGCCGTAAACGACGGAACCGGGAGTTTCCTTAGCGACAACAGACGGTTTGACCCGTTCAAGCAGTATCCACACCCGTTCTTCGACATCTCGCTCAAGTACACTCCGACCACGGTCAAGGAGATGTACCGTTGGGCGCAGTTCATCTACCAGACCAACCCGATTTTCCAGCAGATCGTCCGTAAGCTCGCCGGCTACGTGACGACGAACCTGTTGATCAATTCCAAGAACCAGCAGGCCACTGAACAGTGGGATCACCTGTTGAACGGCCAGCTTCAGTACAAGCGGTTCGAGAAGCGTATGCTTCTGGACCGCTATGTGTTCGGTAACGCCTACGCGATGTTCCTGTGGCCGACCCGCAAGTATCTACGTTGCAGCGACTGTAAGTGTGAAACCGCACTGAGGACGGTGAACTGGAAGTTCGAAGACTTTAAGTTCATCGGATCTTGCCCGAAGTGCAAGCACTATGGGCCGATGAAGGCCATTGAGAAGAAGGTCAACAACCGAGCCAAAATCAAGTTGCTCCGCATCGATCCTCGGCTGATCTCTCCGATCTACGAGCCGGTCACGGATTCGTATACCTATACGTACAACATCCCGAAGTCTGTCGCCGCAGTTCTTCGTTCGTCAACCTACCGCCGGGAACACATGAATTTGTTCCTGGAAAATCTTCCGCTGGCGGTCATCGACGCGGTCAAGACCAACACCCTTGTCAAGTTTGACGATGGCCAGATCTACCACATGAAGTCGGACTCCATCAGCCAGGATGATGCATCCTTGGGTGAAATCCCCTTCATGCCGATCTTCAAGGTGATCTGGTTGTACCATACCATCTGGCGCTCCCAGGAAGCGGTGTCTCTTGAGCGTATCCTTCCTTGGACAGCCTTGTCCCCGCGGGCGACAGCCACAGCTGACCCCATTTCGTCCATCAACCTGGATGAATGGAACCAACGTATGACTGGGTTTATCGACCGCTGGCGCCGAGACCCCAACTTCATCGCCTTGATGCCTTACCCCATGGATGTCATCAATCTCCGCGGGGAAGGTAAATCCATCGATAACTGGGAAGGCCTCACGCACTTGCGGGATGTGATGGGCGCCGGCATGGGTGTTCCTCCCAGCTTCCTGTTCGGCGGAAGCGTCTATTCAGGCGCCAACGTCGAACTTAGGGTGCTTGAAAACGACATGCGGAACGACGTGCTCATGTTGAATGACATGCTCACGAACTTTGTTGTTCCGAAGCTCCGCACCTTCGCCCGCATGCCCAAGATTGAAGTTCGTCACGAAGACTTCAAGATGGCCGACGACGTTCAGCAGAAAGGCCTGATCACCTCGTTGCGCTCAGAAGGTGTGGTTTCCGATGATACCCTGCTCGTTGAGCTTGGTCTGAATCCGGACGAGGAAAAGAAGAAGATCCGCGCGGAACAGGAAGAAAAGCGCTCCCAGCAGATTCAGATGATGCGGGAGCAGCAGGAACTTCAGTTGGAGTTCCAGAAGAAACAGATAGCCCTGCAGGAAGAATCCACGGCTCGTCAGATGCAGATGCAGATGAATATGCAGATGCAGATGCAGATGCAGCAACAGCAGGCCGAGGCAGATCAAATGGCCCAGATGCAGGCTATGGGTATGAGCCCCGCCATGCAAGGTCAGCCAGGTGGAGCTGCCCAGCAGCAGGGAGGTCAGCCTGGACAGGCGCTCCCAAAAGCCGCTAGCCCTATAGTGAACACGCAGGATATCAGAACGCCTGATCTCGCTGAGATGCAGGCTCGTCAGTGGCTCGCTACCTTCCCGCCGGCCCAGCGGTCGAACGAGCTTGCGGTGCTTTCCCGCACAGACCCGGATTTGGCCAGGCTGATCGAGAATAAAATTCGTCGATTGAAAGACGAACAGAAGGCAGTCTCTAAGCCGATGAACGAGGTCCGTCCGCCCAGCGGTAAGAAGGCCACGATATGACCCGCAAGTCTGCCCGAAGGAAGAACCCAACCAAAGAAGAGATCGACGCTATTGAACCAGACCCAGGACCCGATCAGGAACTTACACTGGGTAATAGGTTCGGGGCGTTGGATGGTCTCAAACGCGCTGAAATCTTCCACTTACACAACCCGGAAGACTGTAAGCGCTACCACGAGATCATAAACGAAAAGGACCGATACATGGTCCTTGAGTCCGACGCCACGTGGAACAAAGACAAAGGCATGGTGATTGGCCGGTCGATCTTCCTGTTGTACGTAGACCGTCACGCCGATCCTAAATAATATGGCTGCAGACTCTGCAGCCACAAGGCGGGCGAATGTTGTCTTTTACCGAACAGTTCCAGAACTTGCTCAGCGATGTGAAAGGGCAGGTTCAGTCCTCCTTCCCAATCGAAGGCCGTAAACGCACACTTCGGGCGAACAACGTGCGTTACGACGATGCCGGCACGGAGAGGATGTTCGACTGGTCGGCTATCCGCAAGATCAAAGACAACGAAGGAACTTTCTCGTCGAATCTCCGCGGAGACCTTGAGCTCGTAGACAACGAGACGGGAAAAGTCATTGACTCCCAGAAGAACGCTGTCCTGGCCCGCGTGCCCCATATGACAGGATTGGGAAGTTTTGTAATCAATGGCAAAGACCTTCAGATCGTCAACCAGCTGCGTCGCCGGCCCGGTATTTACCCTGCCTTCACGCCCGACGACAACGTCAGGACCAAGCTGACCTCAACCGGCGCCGACTACGACGTCATCCTTGATCGCGCCACCGGTCAGTACCTGATGAAGGTCGGTACCTCGAACCTGAAGCTTGTACCTTTCCTGGAGGGGATCGGCGTAAAGTCCCAGGACATTAAGTCAGCCATTGGAGAGGGTGCCTACGCGGACAACGTGGCTGCCGGCGGAAGCAGGGATGAGGTTCTTCGGTTCTGGAACAAGGTCCGATCGAAAGTACCTTCTGCCGACCGCAATGAGCTGGTAAAGGACATTCACGCGTTCATGGAGTCCAAACCGCTGGACCCTGACGTGTCCCAGGAAACCATCGGAGTCCGCCACGATAAAATTTCGGCAAACGCGTTGGTAGACGCCATGCGGGCCGCGAAAGAGGTTGCCCAGGGAAAACGTCCGCCGGCTGATATGGAGTCTCTGTCATTCAAGTCGATTCACAGCGTTGAGGACTTCGTAGGAGATCGCCTGCGTAAGTCTCTTCCGGGTATCAAGAGAAGCCTGGGATACATCGTGGACAGGGTACCCAAGATCCGGAGCATCATCGGCCCCGAAGTATTGAGCAAGCCGATCATGTCGCAGTTTACAACATCGGAATTCACTCGGTACGCGGACCAGAACAACCCCATGGATATCCTCAGTAACCTCCAGGCCGTGACGGTCATGGGCGAGGGCGGCATATCCAGTATTCACCGTGTGACTGACGAGGTCCGTAACATCCACTCCACGCACCTTGGCTTCATAGACCCGGTTCACACGGCGGAAAACTGCTACCACCCAGACATGGAGGTAATGACAAAGGCTGGCTGGATGAAGTGGCCTGAGGTCGTTAGCACTACGGAATTGGCCTGCCTTAGTGATGATGGACGTTTGGAATACCACCGGCCGGAAGCGCTCCACGCCAATGAGTTCAAAGGCGACCTTGTTGGCTTCAAGAGCTCGACGATTGAGATGCTCGTTACCCCTCAACATCGTATGTGGGTTCGACCTCCCGACGATGGGCTCTCGTACCGGTTTGAGTCAGCTTTGGAAGTTTCAAAAACCTACCAACGTAAGATTCGTTGCGGCGGACATTTGGCCAGTATCGGTTTGCTGGAAAAAACGTCCGTGATTACCCTTCCGTTCATCAAGCGCAGCAATGCAGCTAAAGACGTTGGTGAACTGGACACTGCTGACTGGGCAGAATTCCTTGGATGGTACTTCTCAGAAGGTTCTACAGCGTTTGTGGAGAACAAGCTTGCACATGTTCTGATATCACAACACGAAGCTGCCAATCCTGAAAAAGTGAGCAGGATACACGCTCTTTTGGACCGTCTCGGGTTCAACTACCGGTACCAGAACGGAAAAGACTTTTTCATCCACAGCCGGCAGTTGGTTGATTATCTGCTGCCCTTTGGAAAATACTGCCATGAAAAGACCTTTCCGGCGGACGTGCTTCAGTTTCCGGCGGATGCTCGTGAGCGTTTTGTTGAGGCCATGATGCTTGGTGACGGCCGGGAGGACGGACGGTCGTTCTGCACTACTAGCCGTAAGATGGCGGAAGATTTTAGTAACCTTCTCTTCACCTTGGGGACGTCGTCCAGGGTGACTTTCTCCAAAGATGAAAGACCCCAGGCTAAGCAGAGAGGTATTTGGATCGTCCATCTCCACGTCGGAAACGAACGAGACGTGAAGCCAACAATGAAGGCTAAGGGGCACGGGTTTTATACGTTTCCGTACTCAGGGAAAGTTTACTGCGCTACTGTACCAGGAGGACGTCTTTACGTTCGGATGAATGGAAAAGGCGGGCATTGGAATGGTAACAGTTTGATCGGTCTGTCTAACCACCTGACGGAAGGTGTGACAAAGAAGGGAAACCACCTGTACCGACAGGTGTACGACGTCAAGCAGAAGAAGATGGTGCAGAAGAGCCCGGTCGACCTGGCCCGCGCTGTCGTGGCTTTCCCTGACGAGTATAAGGTCGACGATCCCAAGCGTCCAAAAACTTATACGCCGATAAAGTCCAAAGTCCTGGCCATGAATAAGGGCCAGTTCAACGAGGTTTCATCCAAGGCCGTCGACTACATCATTCCGACTACCAGCGCACCGTTCAGCTTCGCCACGAATGCGGTTCCGTTCCTGCACTCCAACAGCGGCGCCCGTATGCTTATGGCTGGCCGCCACATGGAGCAGGCTGTGCCGTTGGTTGAGCGAGACGTTCCGCTGGTCCAGTCTGAGTATCACGGTCACCCGTACAACGACGTGGTTGGTGCTGTGATGCTCACCAAGGCCAGAAAGCCTGGTGTGGTGTCCAAGGTCGGACCCGAAGAGATTCACATCCTTCATGACGGGGAGAAGAAAGCCACGGCGTACCTGATCCCCGATCATTACGCCTTGAACTCCGAAGCATTCATGACGGAGACTCCGATCGTGAAGGTCGGCGACCGCGTCAAGGCGAACCAGGCCATCACGGACTCCAACTTCTCAAAGAACCAGAGCCTTGCGGTGGGCAAGAATCTGATCACAGCTTTCATGCCCTGGAAAGGCTACAATTTCGAGGACGGTATTGTTATCTCGGAGTCCGCAGCCAAGAAACTGGCGTCAGAGCACAAGCACGAGCTCAAGGTTGAAAAGGATCAGAACACCGCAATTTCGGCGAAGAAACTGTTTGCCCAGTTCCCTCACCTGAAAACCCCGGATGCCTGGGCTGAAGGCCGCGAAGACCTGCCGAAAGTCGGTGACGTGATCAAACCTGGACAGATCATCATCCCGGCGATCACCAAGAATGTACTCGGCCCGCAGACAGAGTATGACCGGATCCACAAGGCCCTCACCAAGCCGTTCAAAGACTCCAGTGTTCGTTGGATGGAGATGGTTGACGGTGAGGTTGTCCGCGTTGTGAACAACCCGAACTTCACCAAGGTCTACGTGAAGACCCGCGAGCCGATGGTGATCGGGGACAAATTGTCGACGAGGCACGGCAGTAAAGGTATTGTCACCAAGATCACCCCGGATAACGAGATGCCTCGTAACGCCGAAGGCGAGGTGGTTGACGTATTGTTCAACCCGTACGGCATTCCTGGCCGCATGAACCCTGGCATCATGTTCGAAACCGCGATGGGCAAGGTGGCCCAGAAGACCGGCAAGAACATCACCGTGAAGAACTTTGGAAACCTGAAATCCCAGGTCAAACACGTCAAGGAGCAGCTCAAACAACACAACCTGTCCGACACGGAAACGGTCTGGGATCCGACTCATAACAAGAGCCACGAGAAGATCCTCACCGGTCCGCTTCACTGGATCAAGTTGAAGCACCAGGTTCGAAACAAGCTGTCCGCCCGCGGTCACCAAGACGCTTACACGATCGACGGTCGTCCCGCCAAGGGCGGAACTGGAGCTCTGGACGAGTCCACCTCGGCTCAATCTGTAGGACCGTTGGAGATTTATTCTCTGATGGCCGGCGGTCAAACTGAGTTCCTGAAGGACGTCGCCGGTATCAAGTCAAACCGGAACGTGGACTATTGGAATGCTTACCAGCTCGGCCTTCCTACTCCGCCTCCGATGGTTCCACAGGTATTGGACAAGTTTCACAAGTATCTACAGGGAGCCGGTGTAAACCTTCGCATGGACGGTAACACCATCAAAGCCCTGCCGTTGACGGACAAAGATATTCTGGCTCGGAGCAAAGGTGCCATTACCGAGCCGACCGTGGTACGTACGTCCGGTGCCCACCTGATTGAAGAGAAAGGCGGCCTCTTCGATCGCTCCATCACAGGGGGAACTGCCGGCAAGGAGAACAACTGGGCTCACATCGAGCTCGCCGAGCCCGTTCTCCACCCGCTCTACGAGGCGCCGGCAATGGCGTTGACTGGCCTCAAGAAGAAAGAGTTCGAGGGCATTCTGTCCGGCAAGGTGTATGTAGACACCGACGGGAATCATCATAACGAGCCTGGGGAAGGTCGGGTAACTGCAGGAATCGCCATGGAGCGGTTACTCGGAAAGATCAATGTCGAACCCGATCTTCGGTCGGCGCAGGCCAAGCTCCGTTCGGTCAATAAGACCGATCGTCCGAAGCTGATGAAAAAGATTCGGTATCTGACCGCTCTGCAGAAGATGAATCTGTCCCCCAAGGATGCTTTCATCAATAAGTACCTCCCGGTTATTCCTCCGAGTGCCCGACCTGTGTATGCCATGGGAGACGGCAATCTCAACGTCGCTGACCCTAACCATGGGTACCGTGAAGTTCTCTTCGTGAATCGGGCTCTGCAGGACCTCAAAAAGGCTGGTGTGTCTGATGACCTCCTGCAGCCTCAGCGCGAAGGACTGTATCAGTCGGTTGCTGGTATGGTTGGCCTGACCGAGCCGATGACTCGTAACGCGAACTTCAAAGGATTCATCTCGGCCATTGCCGGCCAGCAGAACAAGTTCGGTTTGTTCCAGGCTCAGGTAGTGAAGCGTACCCAGGACCTCACCGGGCGGTCTACCATCATCGTTGACCCGTCTCTGCATGTGGACGAGATCGGCGTGCCGTTCAAGATGGCCCAGAAGATCTTCGCCCCGTTTGCCATCCGCCAGATGGTTACATCTTTCGGTCTCAAGCCGATCGATGCCCGCACGGAGCTCGAAGAGATGACGCCGCGGGCACAGAAGGTTCTTGAAAACATCGCTGCAGAGCGTCCTGTGATCATGAACCGCGCCCCGTCTCTACACAAGTTCAGCACGGTTGCCGTGAAAGCCAAGCTCGTGCCCGGCCAAGCTATCCAGGTGAACCCTCTGATCGTCGGAGGACTCAATGCTGACTTTGACGGTGACACCGCGGCGATTCACGTTCCGGTGTCTGAGAAGGCTCGTCTCCAGTCATGGGAGAAACTCCCGTCCAGGACGTTGCTATCACCGAAAGACTTGAGTGTGATCCACGGACCGGCGAAAGAGGCCCTCTATGGCCTGTACGCTATGACCAATCCGTCGTCCAAGAAAGCGGTTTCAGTGAAGTCTCCGGCCGACGTACTCAAGATGGTTCAGTCCAGGAAATTGGACATGAACGATCCGGTCCACTACCAGAACAAGACTTGGACCGCCGGTCACTTCGTAATTAACAACGATCTGCCGAAGGAGTATCAGATCGACAATCAGCCTTTGACGGGTGGTCGAACCAAGGATCTGATCAATCGCATGGCTAAGGACGCGAATCTTCGTGGCAAGGCCGGAGACCTGATCACCAAGCTGAAAGACCACGGCTTCACCCATGCTACCACGCTGGGAACATCGATCAGTCTGGACGATCTTACTAGCGCCCAGCTGGATGCCGAGTACAACAAAATCATCCCTAAGGTGAACCAGCTTGCGAAAAAGGATCCTCTGAAGGCGATCAGTTGGGGGTCTGAGCATGCTGGTAAGGCGATGGAGCAGTTGAAAAACAACCGTCTCGCGGAACTTACCTATAAGTCTGGAGCCGGAGGAAAGTACAAGACAAATGTACAGCAGATGGTCCTAGCTCCCATCGGGGTACAGGATGTGAAGGGTAACGTAGTTCCGGTGCCAATTACTCGCGGATACGCCGAGGGCATGAATCTTGGATCTTACTGGGCGACTTTGCCCGGTATGCGCAAAGGTATCGCTGACCGCGCCTTGGCCACAGCGGACACGGGAGCGTTTGCCAAGGAGCTCCAGAACACCACAATTCACATGAGGATCGTAGAAGACGACTGCGGAACTACGGACGGAATCGATCTTCCAATCGGGCACCCAGACCTGCAGGGAAGATTCATGGCCAGCAATGGTCGGTTGCTGGATGGATCTTTGATGAAGTCATTGAGATCCAAGAACGTGAAAACTATCAAGGTCCGCAGCCCGGCTACTTGCCATGCGCACAGCGGAATCTGCGCCAAGTGCATGGGGCTGAACGAGAGCGGGCAGATGTACAACAAGGGGTTCCATGCCGGGACACTTGTTGGAACCACGATATCTGAGCCGCTGACCCAGATGGTCATGCGCTGCAATGCCGGTGAGAACCTGGTTACGGTCAGAATTTCTGGCAAAGTTCGCGTGGCCGCTTTGCACCAGCTCTGGGACGAGCTGTCCGGCACCGTGCACGAAGACGACGGCGTTGAATTGAAACAGGTTTCCGGTGTGGACGTATGGGACGGAAATCAATGGACGGAGGTCTACTTCATCGAGCGGCACGATCCCGACGATGAGTTGGTACTTCAGCTTCTGGAGAACGGTCGAGCGTTGGTGGCCCAAAAGAACCACCCGACATGGGCCCGCAAGCAGAAGATTGTGTGCGGATGTGGATCAACATCATTCACTGAACTTGGTCGGTCGAGCTACCTGGCCGAAGGATCCGTAAAAAAGGTCTACACACAGTGCGATCGTTGCGGTGAGCGTGCCGACATTCCTGAATCGGAATGGCTTGAGTTTGTTGAGACCGTTGTCGATCTTGGGGATTCGACCGGTTTGTTTATCCAGACTCACGCGCCTTTGGACCCGGCTGAATGCACGCCCCCGGTAGCTCCTTATGTGGCCGGTATCTTTGTGGCGGAAGGCCACGTTGAACGCCGGAAGTATGGGGATATCCAGCGTGGTAGACGGGCCGGTGGCAATATTCCGTACGCCATGAAATCGGCTCTTCCGATCGCTTTTTCTGTGACACAGAACCCTGGAGAAGGGCAGAACTTCATTCTTGATAAGCTGGCGGAGTACAAAACCTCTGTGTCCGGAAAGACCATTCGTGTACACGACGGTAAATTGGCGGCCTCGTTCCTTGATTGGTTTGGGTCGGGAGCCAGGAACAAACAGATCCCGGCCGCATGGTTGGGGGCCCCGAAATCTTGGCTAATCGATTTTCTGTCTGGCGTGATTGACGGGGACGGAACTATCGACAGCCAGTCTAACCGGGTCTGCCTGGATACCACTTCTCTGACCCTGGCGAACCAGGTTGCCTGGATCGCTGAGCGTTTGGGAGGCCGTAGCCGGATGTACACTACGCCTTGGCGCGAACACTCCAAGCATCAGGGTTACCGCGTTGATCTGTACTTGCCGGTTCAACTGACCGGCTTCAAAAAGATCAAGCTGGCCGTGAGGAAAGAGTTCGACGATCTTAGCCAGGTCAATGATCTGAAGGATGTCGTTTACTCTGGCAAGGTTTATGACCTGGCTACCGCGACCCGCCGGTTCACGGCCAATGGTGTTGTGACTCACAACAGCTTCCATACCGGTGGCGCCGTAGGCGGAACCGAAGTCGGCTACAAGCGTATCTCACAGATCTTCAATATGCCAGCCAACATGCGCGGCAAGGCTCCTTTGGCTTCCAGGGATGGCGTCGTCGAGAATATCGTAGACACCGACCGTGGCGGGTACGAGGTTCACATTGACGGGGTAAAGCACTTCGTTCCGACTGAGCTTGACCTGAGTGTGAAGGTTGGTGATAAAATCAAAGCCGGCGACAAGCTCAGTCGTCACGGTGTTACTCATCCCCGCGAGCTTGCTCAATATAAAGGCATTGAAGCGGCCCGCGATCTTCTCTTGAATGACATCGACAGCGAGATGCGGTTGTCTGGTCAGAACATTCGTCGTCGTGTCTTCGAGTCCGCTATTCGGCCTTTGATCGACAAGTCTATTGTTGTCGACCCTGGAGATGCTGAAAAGGAGCACGATATCCAGCCCGGTGATGTGATGAGCTCCAACTACATTCGTTCCCTCAACAAGAAACTCAAGAATCCGATCAAGGCCGAGCCTCACCTGATGAGCGTGAAGGAAGTTCCGTTTAC